AGGCGAAAGCCAACTGAGCATCGAACACATGATCGGCAGCATCCCGCAGGGTGTGGCCGACATCATCCCCCTGCTGATCGACCAGGATCGCGACGGCGCCGCCGTGGCCTGCGAGGACGCCCTGTCCGGCCTCGCCGATCTGGTGGCCTGGTTCGGCGGCCATCTCCCCGCCGCCATCGATGCCAAGATGGCGGTCAACCGCAAGCGGGAATGGCGGCGCTCGGGCGATGGCCACAACTATCACACCCACCACCAGGGGACCCGGATTTGCACCACCTGCGGTCACGCGCCCGGCCACCCCGACAATTGCGCCGCCAACCATGGCCGCCCCAGCGGACACAAGACCTGCGGCGACTGGACGCCGATCCCGGCGAAGGTGGAGGGCTGACGCCATGACGGGTGACGAACTCAGCCTGCTGCGCCGCCTGGGCGGCGTGGACGAAGTGACCGTCTACAAGCGCCGCGAGGCGCTGGCGGCGGCCACCTTGCACGCCTCCGGGTTTGCCCTGTGGCGCCCCTATCGCCAGCCCGGTAGCGCCATGCGCGGTTTCGCCTGCATCACCGGCGCCGGTCTGACCGAACTGAACATCGTGGCCGAGGAGGGCGCGATATGACCCAGACCATCAAGAGCCATTCCGGCGGCAATGCCGTCATTCCGTCGCCCGATCTCGGGCCGCGTCCGACGTTCGACTGGATCGACATCTCGCGCCTGGTGGTGGACGAAACCTATCAGCGGCGCATCACCGGCGGGGGGAACAAGCACATCAACGGCATCGTCCGTGACATGCGCTGGGCCAAGTTCCAGCCGCTGATCGTGACCGTGAACGATGATGGGCGCTTTGCCGTCATCGATGGCCAGCACCGCCTTGAAGCGGCCCGGCGCCACCCCGACGTTACCGAGGTGCCGTGCTGGATCGTGCCGACCAGTGACGTTGCCGCGCAGGCCTCCACCTTCGTCGAGGTCAACCAGGCGCGCATCCAGGTCACCCGGATCAACGTCTTCTGGGCGCAACTGGCCGCCGGTCATCCCGACGCGGTGTGGCTGAAATCCGTCTGCGACCGCGCCGGTGTCACCATCTCGCGGGTCGGGACCGGGCGCCAGCCGCCGCTGACCACGGTCGCCCTCGGCGACCTGCTGCGGCTGCGTCCGCTCGGCGACGACGTGATCGTCCAGGGGCTGGCGCTGCTGGTCAAGGCCTGCCCCCGGATCGAGCACGCCTTCCGGGGCGTGGTCATCCAGACGGTGATCCGCATCCTCGCCCTCTATCAGGCCATCGACATGCCGCGTCTGGTGGACGTGCTGACCGGCATGGACATCGACGAGCAGTTGGACAAGGCGCGCATCTACAAACGCACCTTCGGCGGCACCATCGAGGCCGCCTATCACGCCATGGTGGCCAAGGCCTATAACAAGGGCCTGCGCAACCCGGTGCTGCTGATCCCGGAGAAGATCGTCCCGATTGTCAAGCCCCAGGAAACGGTTGCCCCGATTGCCGCTCAGACCCCGGCGGCGAAGGCGACCAAACCGGGAAGCGCGATTGCCGGTGGCACGGTGGCCGTCACCACGGTGATTGAATACCTCCAGGCCTGCGACAACGAGGTCGTGGAGATCGGCCCCGAGCTGTGGCTGGTCAACAACACCGAGACGTTCAACATGCGCCAGCTCTATGAACGGGCGAACGGCATGCGCCGCCGGACGCGGCTTGAACTGTTCCAACAGGCCCGCTGACCATGGCCGGGCCGCTGCTGGAAGCGCTGTTGGAACTGGACGTGGCCGCCCGTGTCGGCGCCCGCACGCTCGGTGAACACAGCCATATGGGTAGCCAGTTGCTGGAAGCGGTGGCCCGCGTCCGGCGGCTGGTCGCCCCGGCCGCCCTGTCCGAGGCGGCGGCCCGGCCCGACCCCAAGACCGACCTGGTCCGCATCTTCGCCGCCGCCGAGCAATCCGGCCTGAGCTGGCCCGATCTGGCCGACGCCCTCAACAATTACCGGGAGCGGAACCCGCGATGAGCAAGCCGATCACTCTCGACGACCTCGACCGAGACGAGCTGATGGCGCTGGCACGCCACGGCCTGTGGTCCCAGCGCGACCTGGTATTGGCGCAGTACGAGGTATCCAGCCTTCGCGCGCGAACGGCACGAGAGGCGTCTTATCTCGCCTGGGACCGCTGGTGCACGGCCTGCATTGCTCGCTCCCAGGCATTCGAGGCCGGGAGAGACCGCGCAATCGTCAAGGCTATGGAGGCAGAGATCGCCGCCTCGGCGGCGAAGGACCGCGCCGATGCTAAGGCCCGGCGCCTGGAAGCCCGCAAGGATCGCCTTTGGAAGCTGTACGAGGAATTGCCGCAATGACCACCAACCTCGCCGTCATGGCCAATCGCGCGTCCTCGCTGGAGGCGCTGGACTTTTTCCCGACCCAGCCCTGGGGCACCCGCGCCCTGTGCGAGCACCTGATCGACCTGTCCGGCGCCAGCGTCTGGGAACCGGCCTGCGGGCGCGGGGACATGGCCCGCGTGCTGATCGAATACGCGGCGGTGGTGTCTGCCTCCGACGTCTATCCCTACGGCTTCGGTGCGGTGTTCGACTTCCTGTCGGTCGGCGACATGCTGGAGGTGTCGGCCCCGCAACCGGATTGGATCATCACCAACCCGCCGTTCAAGGTGCTGCTGCCCTTCGCCCGTCTGGCCCTGCGTCAGGCCCGACGCGGTGTGGCGCTGCTGGTGCGCACGTCCGCCGTCTCCGGCATCAGGCGCTACAACGCCATCTTCAAGCCGTGGGAAGGCCATTGCACCTTCGCCCCCTTCGTCGAGCGTCTGCCGCTGCTGGAGGGGCGCCTGGACCCCAAGGGCTCCACCGCCACCGATTACGCCTGGCTGATCATCGACAAGGCCGAACAGCGGTCGCCGCTGATCCACATCCCGCCCTGCCGCGCCCGGTTGGAGCGGGCCGACGACTATCCGCCGGAATCCTGCGCCCGCTTCGTCCCCCATCTCGACCACGGCACCATCGACCCCGGCGGCGAGGCCCTGCGGCGGCGCTGGTGGTCCGGCTTCATGGCCGACCGTTTCAACCAGGTTCTGGAGGCTTCGGGACGATGACTGCCGATGTCAATACCGCCCGTCGTCGCTGGTTCGCGGCCTGCCGCGAAGCTGGCCTGGATGATGTCGCCCGCAAGGATGTCCAGGCTCGCATCGTCGGAGAAAAGGCTTCGTCCTCATCCATGTCGATCAGCGAGTTCAATGCCTGTTTAACGGACCTTAAAGCGCGCGGCCTGTGGAAACCCAGCAAGGGCAAGGGGCAGACCTTTCGGCCTGAGTCCGGCAAGGCTCATGTCCGCAAGGTCTTCGCTATCTGGTCGGACATGTGCCGCCAGAACATCCCGGTGATCGCCAACCGCACCGGCCTAGTGTCCTTCGTCCAGCGCATGACCAAAACGGCGCAGCGCCCCGGCGGTCTGTCCGATCCCGAGTGGCTGTCGCCCGAGGAGGCCAACCAGGTGATCGAGGCGCTGAAGGCGTGGCGCACCCGCGAACAGGCGAAGCGAGGCGTTGGCAGATGAGTGAGGCGTATCTCCCCGGCATGCTCGGCGAACTGACCCGGCGCGGCTTCGGCGGCGAGGCGCTGAAGCTAGCCGCCGCCTGGGGTGGGACCAAGCGTTACATTCCCGCCCGCCCCACGACCGACAGCGAAATCTGCAAGGTGATCAGCCTGGAAGCCGCCCTGGTGCTGGCCGAGACCCACGGCAACCGCCACCATGATATCCCGCTGGCTGCGGGCCTAGGCAGCAAGAAGGCGGCGCTACGCCGAGTCGAGGCAGCGGGCAACACCGACGCCGCCCGTGCGGTCGGCTGTTCGGCCCGCTATGTCCGCATGGTACGCAACGGTTCGCGAGACCCGAACCAGGGCGAGTTGCTGTGAATATTGACGTTGGCCTGCCCGCATGTTCAATCTCACGCGGAACACTTCCGCCCAATCTTACAGCCATCCTTATGATATCCTGAGGGGAGAGGACACCAAGCGGAAGACTTCCGCGCGGTTCCTCTAGAGCCTTCGCCTCTACGCTTCCCCCGGATTATCACCGGGGGTTTTTCATGACCGACGATTTCGTCATCACCGCAGCCTTGCTGAAGCTGGCGTTCGCTCTGGTCGCCATCTACGCCGCTGTGCGCGTCTCGGCCTGGCTGGACGACCGCGCGAACAAGCCGTTCTCCGACACCATCGACATTATCCTGAAGACCGAAACCGGCACGGCGCTCTATTACGGGCTGCGCTTTCTCGGCATCTGCCTGCTGCTGGGCTTGGTCGTCGGCTGCACCCCGGCGGCGGCCGGTGTCCTGATGCCCGACAAGTACGATGGCCGTATCCAGCGCGCCGTCGATACCTATTGGCCCGATTATCCCCGTTTCGCCGCCGCCAAGGCCCAGTTGTTCGCGGAAAGCCGTCTCGATCCCCGTGCCGTCTCGCCGGTCGGCGCGCGGGGCGTGGCGCAGTTCATGCCCGCCACCTGGGACGAGGTGACGCGGCAATTGCGGCTGGGCGCGGTGTCGCCGGTCCACGATGTGGCCATCGACGCTTATGCCTACTACATGGCCCAGTTGCGCCACGTCTGGCGCGCTGGCCGTGATCCCCTCGACCGCCAGCCCCTGGCCCAGGCCAGCTATAACGCGGGGGCAGGCAACATCATCAAGGCACAGAAGGTATGCGGCGGCGCGCGGCTGTGGGCCGCGATTTTGCCCTGCCTGGGCGACGTCACCGGCGCCGCCCATAGCCGCGAGACCACCACCTACGTGGAGCGGATCGCCCGCTATACCGCGATGATCGAGGCCGGGCTATGACCGCCCAGGTGCTGGCGTTTCCGCACCGCTCTGACCTCACACAGATGCGCCGCGTCGTCGTGACCTTCGAGCGCGAGCTGGAACAACTGCGTGCCGATCCGGCGGCGGTCAACAAAGCGGCTCGGGTGCATCTGTACGAGAAGACCATCGCCCGCTATCGCGCCCGTCTGGCGCGGGAGGAGCGATGATAGCCCGCATCGCCGCCGCCATCGGCCTGCCGGTGTCCGGCCTGGCCTGGGCTGGCTTCGCCCTGGCCGTCGCCGGGTCGGCCGCCATCTCCGGCACCCTGGTCCATTCCTACGACCGCGCCCAGCACCAGGCGGCCATCGCCACCATGCGGGCCGAGGCGGCGACCACCCTGGCTGATCAGACCGAGGTCGTGTTGCGCCTGCTGCAAGCCCGGATCGATCAGATCGCCCGACTGGAAGAGGATTCCGCCCGTGCTGTTGAAGAACGTCTCAAGCTGGTCGCGGATGGCCAGCGTCTGTCTGATGATCTCGACGCTGCTCACCAGCGCCTGCGCGCCCTCGCCCGAGAAGGTGGGGGCGGTGGCGGTGCCGCCCCGGCCCAAGGAACCGCCGTCGCCGACGGCTGTGCGGCTGTACGAGCCGCCCTCGGTCGGGCCCTTGATGCTGTGGAACTCCTCAAAGAAGGCGGCGACCGAGCGGCTGAACTCGGACAACGAGCCGTAGACGTGGCCACCATCGCCGCCAAAGACGCCCGCCAACGGGAGGAGAAGCGATGACCGTGCAGGTGGACTTCTGGCAGCTGGTTGGCCTGCTGATCGCGTTTTTCGGCTTTGTGTTCGCCGCCGGGCGGCTGCTGCTGTCCCAGATCGACCGGCGCCTGGAGCAGCGCTTCGCGGCGGTTGAGAGCGCGGCCACGGCTGTCCAACAGTTGGAGCGCGATTTCCTCCGGTGGCAGGCGGATCTACCCCTCAACTATGTGCGCCGTGAAGACAGCATCCGCAATCAAACGGTGGTCGAGGCCAAGATCGACGCCTTGGCGGTTCGCATCGACAACATGAAGCTTCGAGAGGCCAAATAAGTATGGACCACATCGATACCGCCAAGGTGCGCCGTGAGAACATGCGCTGGTTGATCCTGCTGGCGTTCTACAATTCGCGGCCCGTCGAACTCAACGAAAGCGTTGTGCTGTCCATCGCCCAGGCAGTCTACCTCGACGCTACGCCCTTGGAGATTCGGCGCGAGATGGACTACCTGTCCGACCGCAAGCTGGTCGAGATCCGCAAGGACCCGGCTGGCCCGTGGTGGGGCAATCTGACCCGCTATGGCACCGACATCGCCGAGTACACTTCGGACTGCCAGCCGGGCATTGCCCGGCCTGCCAAGTATTGGTGATCCATGGCCCGGCGCAGCAGCATCGACGCCCTGCCCGATGAGGTGAGGCGCTGGCTCGACCGCGCCCTGTCGTCCAAGGGCTTCGCGCAGTACCAGCTGCTGGAGCAGCACCTGCGCGAAAAGGGCCACGCCATCTCGAAATCAGCCATCCACCGCTATGGCCAGAAGCTGGAGCGGCGCCTGGCCGCTATCAAGGCCAGCACCGAGGCCGCCAAGCTGCTGGCCGACGCCGCACCCGACGACCAGGACGCGCGCTCGGAGGGACTGACCGCGCTGATCCAGACCGAGCTGTTCGAGACCATCATCAATCTCCAGGAGGCCAGCGAGGGCGATATCGACCCCGCCGACCGGGTGAAGATGCTCTCCAATGCGGCCAAGAACATCGCCACGTTGACCAGGTCGAGCGTCAACCTCAAACGCTTCCAGGCCGAGGTGCGCGAGGAGATGGCGAAGAAGGCCGCCGCCATGGTGGATCGGGTGGCTAAGGACGCCGCCAAGGCTGGTGAGAAAGGCCTCAGCGCCGAACGCATCGCTCAGTTGAAGCGTGATCTAGCTGGCATGGCCTGACCGTGTCCGTCCTCAACTACGTCCCGCCGAAATCCACCATCGACCTGATCTGGGGCACGCCCCAGATGAGCACCTACGACCCGCTCATCGACGGCTTGCTGATGAAGCATCAGCAGGCATGGGTCGAGGACGATGCCGACCTCAAGATCGCCGAGAAGGGCCGCCGTACCGGGGTGACCTGGGCCGAGGCGTTTTCATCGGTGCTCAAGGCGTCGGCCGCCAAGTCGGCCGGTGGCCAGGACATCTGGTATATCGGCGACACCAAGGAAAAAGGCCGCGAGTTCATCAAGACCTGCGCCGATTTCGCCCGCGCCATCGCTGGCGAGATGCTGGAGGTCGAGGACTTCCTGTTCGACGACGTCGATGTGGATGCCCAGGGCAACGTTGTCACCCGGCAGATCGCCGCCTTCCGCATCACCTTCGCCTCGGGCAAGCGCATTACGGCGCTGTCGTCGAACCCAGCCAACATTCGCGGCCTACAGGGCATCGTCATCATCGACGAGGCCGCTTTCCACAAGGACGTGGGCAAGGTGCTGGAGGCCTGCCTGGCGCTGCTGATCTGGGGCGGCAAAATCCGCATCATCAGCACCCACAACGGCAACACCAACGCCTTCAACCAGCTGATCCTGGAAGCCCGTTCGGGCAAGCTGAACGCTAGCATCCACCACGTCACCTTCGACGATGCCGTGGCCAACGGCCTGTACGAGCGCAAGTGCGCCGTCACCGGCACTGCCATGAGCCCCGACGACAAGGCAACTTGGTACAACAACATCCGCAAGGCCTATGGCAGCCGCACCGAGGCCATGCGGGAGGAACTGGATGCGGTCCCGCGCGAGGGCGATGGCACCATGCTGTCGTTGGCGCTGGTCGAGGCGGCCCAGCGCCAAGACTACGTGGTGGCCCGATGGGAGCCACCGGCGGCTGCTGGCGGCCTTGCTTTCGTTGACTGGCCCGAGCAGTTGCGCCGCGCCCACATGGATTTGTGGATATCGGAACATGTGCTGTCCGTCCTCAAGTCCCTCCCGGCCGAGCTGCCCTATGCCATCGGCGGCGACTTCGCCATGCGCCAGGACCGGGCGGCCTACGCAATCGGCTTCACGGATCGTCTGCTGCACCGGCATGTCCCCCTGATCGTCGAATTGCGCGAGTGCCCCTATGACCAGCAAAAACAGCTGCTGTTCTTCATCGGCATCTGGTTGCGCGAAAACCGGCGCCTACAGGGTGGTGTGCTCGACGCCAACGGCAACGGCATGGTGCTGGCGCAGGAGGCTCGCCAGAAGTTCGGCGCCAATCGGATCGTCGAGTTGATGCCCAGTGATTCCTGGCTAAGGGAAATGACGCCCAAGCTGTCGGCCTCGTTCTCGGACAAGACCATTCATATTCCCGCCCACCTGGACGTGCGCGACGACATGCACCAGTTCCGGGTGGTCAATGGCGTGGGAAAGATCCCGAGCGACGTTCGCACTGTGGGTACCGATGGCGGCCGACGCCACGCCGACACCGCCGTGGCGATCCTCAACTTTTATGCCGCCAGCCTCGTCGAAACCGAGGCCTATGGATATCGGCCGGTGCGCCCTACCGCCGGTCCGCAGGGTGGTCGCGACCGGACGAGCCGCGACCCGATGCCACGCCGCGTCCGGACCACCGGCGGCTTCAACGCCCGTAAAGGACTGCTCTGATGATCAAGCCCGTGACCCTGTATGGCCCGGACAATCTGCCCATCAAGCGCGAAGAGCTGAAGCGGGAGGTGGCGGCGCCAGCATTGGCTGGCATTCGCACCATCTGGACCAATACGGTGGCCTCGGGGCTGACGCCCGAGCGGCTGGCCAACCTGCTGACCCGCGCGGCCGAAGGCGACGCCCAGGACTATTTGGTGCTGGCTGAGGAGATGGAGGAGCGCGAGCTGCATTACGCCTCGGTGCTGGGAACCCGCAAGCGCGCCCTTTCCGGGCTTGATCCGGCGGTGGCCGCTGCCAGTGACGAGGCCCGCGACGTGGAGATCGCCGACTCGGTGCGCGATCTGATCGCCGACCCTCAGTACCCCGAGATGGTGGACGATTTGCTCGACGGCCTGGGCAAGGGCTATTCCGTCGTGGAGAACATGTGGAACACACAGGGCAAGCTGTGGCGGCCCGAGCGCTACGAGCACCGCGACCCGCGCTGGTTTACCTTCGACCGCGAGAGCGGCCGCCGCCTGCTGCTGCTGGACGAACAAGCGCCGATGGGGATGCCGTTGCCGCCGTTCAAGTTCATCACCCATGTTCCGCGGCTGAAAAGCGGCCTGCCGATCCGTGGTGGCCTGGCGCGCCTGGTCGCTTGGTCGTTCATGCTGAAAAGCTACACGGTGAAGGACTGGATGGCCTTCATCGAAGTGTTCGGCATGCCGTTGCGCCTGGGAAAATACGGGCCAGCCGCCACCGAGGACGACATCGACACCCTGGTGCAGGCAGTGGCCAACATCGGCACCGACGCGGCGGCGGTGATGCCCGAGGGCATGCAGATCGAGTTCAAGGAATCCACCGCTGGCAAGTCCGGCCATGAGGTCTTCAAGGCCATGGCCGCGTGGCTGGACGAACAGGTGTCCAAAGCTGTGCTCGGCCAGACCATGACCAGCGACAGCGGGTCGAGCATGGCGCAGGCCAAGGTCCATAACGAGGTTCGCCACGACATCCTGCGCTCGGACGCACGTCAGTTGGCCATGACCATCAACCGCGATCTGGTGCGGCCGTTCATCGACCTGAACTTCGGCCCCCAGGACCGCTATCCGCTGCTGACCATCCCCGTGCTGGAGCCGGAAGATATCAAGACGCTGGTTGATGCGCTGGCCAAGTTGGTGCCGCTGGGCCTCAAGGTCGAGACGTCGGTGATCCGCGACAAGCTCAATCTTCCCGATCCCGAGGACGGCGCCGAGTTGCTGGGCATGCACTCCAATCCGCCGTCAGCACCGGAACCGGAGAAGGCCGCCAACCGCGCCCAGCGCGATGAGGGCGATCCCATCGATGACATCGAGCAGACCGGCCTCGATGGCTGGGAGCAGCAGATGGCGCCGGTGATCGACCCGGTGCGCGTGCTGATCGCCGCCGCCGACAGCTACGAGGAGGCCATCGCTGGCGTCAAAGGGCTGGAGATGGATAGCTCGCGCCTCATCGAGGCGCTGACCAAGGCTATGTTTCTGTCACGCGCCGCTGGCGACCAGGTGGATTGATGGCTGACCATCCCCAGCGCGAGTTCACCCCCAAGCCGGGGTTCCGCTTCGGCGACCCGGTCGATGGTTCGCCCCGTATCGGCCCGTCGCCCGAGGTGCTGGCCTATCTCAAAAACAAGAACTGGACGCCAGCCTTCTCGTACCTGGACGTCTGGGGCGAGGAGCATGCTTTCGCCTTCACCGTCGCCAAGGCGATGGAACTGGACGTGCTCACCACCATCCGCGAGGCGCTGGAGAAGGCGCTGGAAGAGGGCATCCCGTTCGAGCAGTTCAAGAAGGATCTGGAACCCAAGCTGCGCGAGCTGGGCTGGTGGGGCCGGAAGGATATGGTCGATCCGTTGACCGGGGAAACCGTTGCGGCCCGCCTTGGCAGCCCCCGGCGCCTTAAGACCATCTACTGGGCCAACACCCGCTCGGCCCGCGCCGCTGGCCAGTGGGATCGGTGCCAGCGCACGAAGGACGCCCTACCGTATCTGATCTATGAACTGGGGCCGTCCGAGCGCCATCGCCCAGAGCATGCCAGCAAGTCCGGTCTGATCCTGCTTATCGACGACCCGTTTTGGAATTCATGGTTCCCGCAGAATGGCTGGGGCTGTAAGTGCAAGGTCCGCCAGATCGGCGCGGCTGAGGCCGGGCGCCGTGGCGGTGTCGGTACCGCCCCGATCATCGACATGAAACAGTGGCGCAATAACCGCACCGGCGAGGTGCTATGGGTGCCAGAAGGGATCGATCCGGCCTGGAACACCAACCCTGGAAAGCATCGCCAGCAGAACCTTGACCGCATGCTCGCAGGTAAGGTCCAGGATATGCCTGCCGACCTCACCGAGGTGGCGATCCGCGACATGAAGGCATCGGGACGATATGCGCGCGTGTTGTCGCTCCTATCGCCCTCCGACGGATAACCGTTAGGCACTATCCGATTTCGCGCCCGCTGACGGGTCTTGAGTGACTTCCGGCCATCATGGCCCATGCGAGTGCAAACCCGGCCTGCTACCCCGTTTAATACCGGTTTAACGGCGGTGTTAAGCAGGTAGGCATGGAGCCATGTGACGGTCTTCACCGAGACCCCTTGCCATGGCGCCGGGTCGGCGGCATTGTGACGGCCTCCCCACACAGCTAGGCATAGAGCGGAAGACTTCCGCGCGGTCAGCCTTTGCTCATGCCGCCACCATGGCGTCATGAAGACCGCTCGCGCCCATATCGTTGTCGCCATCAATGCCGTGCTGCCGCTCGACGCGCCGCCCGAATGGATCGAACTGATCCCGGCTGGCGCCGTCGTCACCGGCCGCGACGGTCGCCAGTGGGTCAACGACCCCGAAGCGGTGGTGGCCGACTTCAGCGGTAAGGGCCGCTCCCTGCCGCTGGACTGGGAGCATGCCACCGAGATCAAGTCGCCCAAGGGTGAACGCGCCCCCGCCGCCGGTCATATCGAGGCCGTCGAGCAGCGCGAGGGTGGTTCCATCTGGGGGCGCATGAATTGGACGCCCCAGGGCGGCGAAGACGTGCGCACCGGCGCCTATCGCTACATCTCCCCCGTCTTCGCCTACGACAAGAACACCAGCCGAATTCTCGGCTTGATATCGGCTGGCCTGGTGCACGAGCCGAACCTCGGCCTGAAGGCCCTTAACTCAGTCAACCATGAGGACAATCAGATGGATCTGAAGAAGGTCTACGAAGCCCTCGGCCTGTTGGACGGCGCCAACGAGGATCAGATCCTCGCCGCCGTCAACAAGCTGAAGTCCGACCGGGAGGTGGCCGTGAACAAGGCCGCCACTCCCGACCTGGAAAAGTTCGTGCCGCGTGCCGACTACGACCAGGCGATTGCCCGCGCCACCAATTCCGAGCAGGCCCTGCTGGTGGAAAAGGGCAAGGCCCTCAACACCGAGGTCGATGTGGTCATCAAGCAGGCCATGGTCGACGGCAAGATCGCCCCGGCCTCGGAAGAGTACTACCGCGCCCAGTGCCGCAAGGAAGGCGGCCTGGACGATTTCCGAAAGTTCATCGGCGGCGCCCCCAAGATCGTCGACACCAACGCCCTGATCGCCGGTGAACCGCCGAAGGCCAAGAACGCCGCGCTGACCGATTCCGAGAAGGCGGTGTGCAAGCAGATGGGCCTCTCCGAGGAAGATTTCGCGAAGTCGAAGGAGGACAAGTGACATGGTGGCCCTGGCCAAAGACCGCGACACCCAAACCCGTGATGGTGCCCGTCGCACCCCCGGCGTTGCCGCCAACGCGGTGATCTTCGCCGGTGCCATCACCGTCCGTAACGCCGCAGGCTTCGCCGCTCCGGCCTCCACCGCGCTGGGCCTGCATGCCCTCGGCATCGCCCAGGACCACGTCGACAACACCGGCGGCCCCAACGGCGGCGAATCTGTCGTTGTGGATGCCGGGACTTTCCATGTCGCCAATTCGGCCGGTGCCGACGAGATCACCGCCGCCGACATCGGCAATGTCTGCTTCCTGGTCGATGACCAGACGGTGGCCAAGACTGACGGGGCTGGCACGCGCTCGGCCGCTGGCAGCGTGTTCGACGTGGACGCCAAGGGCGTCTGGGTCCAGTTCAAGTAGGAGCCCACGGACAATGATCCTCAATCGAGCGAGCCTGGACGCCGCCACCACCGGCTTCCGCACCATCTTCAACGGCGCCTTCAGCGGCGCCAAGAATGCCGACCACTATCAGAAGCTGGCCATGGTGGTGACCAGCACCACGGCCAAGAGCACTTATCCGTGGCTGGCCGACAACTTCGAGATCCGGGAGTGGGTGGGCGAGCGCGTCCACCAGAACCTCCAGACCGCCGACTTCAGCATCCAGAACAAGGATTTCGAGGGCACGGTCACGGTGCCGCGCAATGCCATCGCCGACGACGAACTGGGCGTCTTCTCGCCCATGTTCCAGCAGATGGGCGCCGCCACCGCGACGTTCCCCAATCGTCTGGTTTTCCCGCTGCTGAAGACCGGCTTCACCACGCTGTGCTGGGACGGCCAGTACTTCTTCGACACCGATCATCCGGGATTCGACGAGAACGGCAAAGAGGTGTCGGTTTCCAACTTCATGGGTGGTGCCGGAACGCCGTGGTTCCTGGTGGCCACCGGTAGCCCGCTGAAACCGATCATCTATCAGGAGCGCGAGAAGTTCCAGTTCGTGGCCAAGGATCGCCCGACCGACGACAACGTCTTCAGCCAGAAGAAGTTCATCTATGGCGTCGACGGCCGCATGAACGTCGGCTTCGGCATGCCGCAGTTGATCGTCGCCTCCAAACAGCCGCTGACCCACGCCAACTATGCGGCGGCCAAGGCTGCCTTTGCCGCCTGGCACAAGAAGTCCGGCGAGCCGCTGGGCCTGGTCGGCGACCTGCTGGTGGTCGGCCAGAGCAACGAGGGCGCCGCCCGCAAGGTGCTGCTCAACGAGACCCAGGCCAACGGCGAGTCGAACGAGTGGAAGGGTTCGGCTGAACTCTTCGTCACTCCGTGGCTGTGAGGAGGGACGCCGCCATGAAGATGCTCCGCATCATTTCCACCAAGCCCGCCTTCCGCCGCGCTGGCCTCGTTTGGTCGGGCACCACCGAACTGCAGGCCGCCGAGCTGACCGAGAAGCAGATCGAGCAACTGAAGGCCGAGCCCCTGCTGGTCGTGCAGGAATTCGACCAGGCCGAGGAGAAAACGGCCGGGTCGAAGGCCACGGGCAAGGCCCCGGCCGAGCAGAAGTAATACCCAGGGGGCAGCGGCGGCGTGAGGGGACATGCCGCCGTTACCCCGCACACAGATCCCCCAGCCGGGCTGAGAGGCCCGGCGCCCCGTTCAAGAGGTGTTAAACGATGGCTTATGCGACCCAGGCAGACATCATCACGCTTCACGGCGAGGATACTCTCCTCCTGGTGGCCGCCGATGCCGAAACTGGCGGGATCGCCGGCGCCACTGTCGAGCGTGCCCTGGCCAGCGCTACCTCTCTGATCGATACCCATGTGGGAGTTCGCTACCCGGTACCGCTGGCCGTCGTGCCCGAGATGGTGCGCGAGGTCTGCATCGACATCGCCCTGTACAAGCTGTCGGGCGTCGGCACCGGCCTCCATGACGAAGCCCGTGTCCGCTACGACGACGCCCTGGCGCTGCTGAAGCGTATCGCCGAGGGCAAGGCCAATCTCGATCTGCCCTCCACCACCGGTGCAACCGCCGAAGCGCCCGTGCGCGCTGGCAGCGTCACCATCGTCGGCCGCCGCCGCATGTTCACCCGCGACCGCCTGCGAGATATCTGATGACCAGCACCGCCATCGAAATCCGCCTCGACGGCCAGGCCGCCATCCAGCAGCGCCTGGAGCTGCTGCCGACCATGCAGCTCGACCCGCTGCGTCACAACATCGGCGCGCTGGTCGAGAGCCAGACCCGTCGCCGCATCCACGAAGAGAAGCAGGCGCCCAACGGCAAGGCGTGGGCGCCGTGGGGGCCGAAATGGGCCGCCAGTCGGCACAAGGGTCATGGCTTGCTGGAGAACGAGGGCGACCTGCTGGACAGTATCCACTTCGTCGTGTCCGGCGGCGACATCCTGGTCGGCAGCGACCTGGTTCATGCCGCCATCCACCAGTTCGGCGGCGCCGAGGTCGGCATTGCCATCCCCGAGCGCCCGTATCTCGGCATGTCCAACGAGAACTGGAGCGACGTGGTCGACCTGGCCGACGCCTTCGTCAATCGGGTGCTCCATTGAGCGCCGCCATGCTGATCGATCTGCGCCAGGCCATCACCGACCAGATCGGCAAGTGGTTCGACAAGGCCGACTGCGCCACCGCCCCCGGCCGCATGACCGAGGCCGAGATCAAGCGCATGGCGGTCAGGACCCCGGCCATCCGCGTCGCCTGCCTGGGCCTGCCCAAGGCTGAGGCGGTCGGCGATGGCGAGGTGGACCGCGACGTGGCGTTCGCCGCCTACATCCTGACCACCGACAAGCCCAAACTGGCACGTGACGACGCCGCGCTGGCCATGGTCGAGGATCTGCTGCTGCGGCTGCCCGGCCAGCGCTGGGGCAAGGCCAACGTCCACCCCGTCGCCGAGGGCGCGGCCACCGGAGAAAACCTCTATTCCAGCACCATCGGCAACACCGGGGTGACCTTGTGGGCCGTGGTATGGACCCAACGGGTCCGCATGGGCGACAACGCCTATCCCAACGGCCCGGTGCTGTCGGCCGAGCTTTATGCCGGTGCCGATGACGCGGAGGACGCGTCATGAGCCTGGCCGTCGTCATCGAGGAGCTGCGCCAGGATATCGGCGAGTTGCAGCGTCGGCTCTCCAATTTGGTGCTGCCCGGCCAGATCACCGCCGTGGACGCCCCCAATCATGTCTGCCGCTTCACCCATGGCACGCTGACCACCGGATGGGTGCGCTGGCTGACCACCCGCGCTGGCACCGACCGCGCCTGGTGGTGCCCGAGCGTCGGCGAACAGGCCATCCTGTTCTCACCCGATGGCGAGCCCAACCAGGGCTGGGTACTTCCGGCTGGCTATTCCAATGCCTTCCCGGCGCCCGACACCGACCCGGCCCGCCACGTCGTCGCCTATGCCGACGGCATGCGCATCGTGCACGAGCCGGGGCGTCTGGTCCTCGACGGCTGGGACGCCGAGGGCACGGTGGAGATCCGCGCCAAGAACGTGATCGTGAAAACCGGCGATGGTGGCTTCTTCCACCTCGACCACGCCGGTATGGCCACGCGCATCACCCATGTCGGTGGCAACCAGTTCGAGACTGAAACCTGGAATGCCGGTGCCGTCGCCACCAGTAAACCCGACCATGGCTTTCATTCCCCGGAGGTAACGGCATGAGCACCAAGACCTACATCCTGCAATCCGACAGCCGACAGTTCCCGACCAAGAAGGTCGGCGACACCGTCGAACTGCCGACGGCGGCGGCCAAGTATCTGGTGCACGCCGGGGTCCTGGCCGAAAGGACCGAGGAGATCGCCGCGCCCGCCAAGCCGTCGCGCAAGTCCTCCATCGCCGAGGGCTGACCCCATGTTGGGCATGGATGCGAACACGGGCAAATGGTTGGGCGGCATCGCCCATCTGCGCCAGTCAATCGTCAAGATATTGACCACGCGTATCGGCACGCGGACGCGTCGCCGTGCCTTCGGTTCGCGCCTGCCCGACCGCATCGACAATCCCGCCGGACCGGCCCTGGCCATCGACATCATCGCCGACACCGCCGCCGCCCTCGCCGAGTGGGAACCGCGCTATGCCCTGGAGACCGTCAAGGTAAACCAGGTCACCCCCGGCCGCTGCGAGCTGGACCTGGACGGCGTCTATTTGCCCGAGGGCCGCCGCGTCTCGCTCGATGGGATCGTCATTGAATGAGCCGGTTTGACGACATCGACTTCGCCAGCTTGCCTGCGCCAGACGTGGTCGAAACCCTCGACTATGAAGTGATCCTGGCGGTCCTGCTGTCTCGCTTCCAAGAAAAAGCCATTGCCCGTGGCGTGGACCCGTCGGCCACCGTGCTGCTGGAGAGCGACCCGAGCAAAATCCTACTGGAAGTCGCCGCCGAGGCGGTGGTGCAGGAGCGCCAGAAGCGCAACGACGCCGCCATCGCCGTGATGCTGGCCAAGGCCAAGGGCAACGACCTGGACGTCGCCGCCGCACACTTCAAGGTGAAGCGCCAGGTCATCGATCCCGGCGACCCGAATGCCGTGCCGCCGGTCGACCCGACCTATGAAAACGACGACGCGCTGCGCCGCCGCGCTCACCTGGCCTACGAGGCGTTGAGCGTCGCTGGCCCGCGCGGTGCCTACATCTTCCACGCTTTGTCGGCCCATCCCCAGGTCAAAGACGCCTGGGCCGAGATGACGTCGCCCGGTCACATCCTGGTGACCATCCTCAGCCACGAGGGCGACGGCACCCCCAGCGAGGAAGTGCTACAGGCGGTGCGCGACAAGATCGTGCCGACCGACCAGTCGCAGGAACTGCGCCCCGACAGCGACGATGTCACCGTGGCGGCGGCCACGGTGGTGCACTATCGCGTCGAGGCCGAGCTGGAACTGGAGAGCCTGCCCGACGCCGAGGTGGCGTTGTCGGCGGCGCGCACCGCGACGGCCGCCTATGCCGTCAAGCAACACAAGCTGGATAAGCCGGTGGCCCATTCCGGCCTCGATGGCGCCATGCATGTGGCCGCCGTCCGCGAGGCCCATATCATCGAGCCGGACCAGACTCTGCCGGCACGACCGGGCACCGCCTATTACTGCGACGGCATCGACATCCGCGTGCAGGGAGCCACGGCATGACGCTACAGCCCGCCAACGCCTCCGCATTCGAGACCGCGCTGGAACACGCCCTGGCGTTGATCACGGAGATCCCGAATCCCATCGATACGCTGTGGGACCCCTGGCGGTGCCCGGTGCAATTCCTGCCGTGGCTCGCGTGGCAATACTCCGTGGATTACTGGCGGACGGATTGGCCCGAGACGGTCAAGCGCCAAGTGGTCGACGCGGCCTATTCGGTGCACCGCATCAAGGGCACTTTACCGGCCATTAAATCGGGCATCGCCAGCCTCGGCATCGAGGCCAGTATCGTGCGCTGGTTCGAGACCGAGCCCAAGGGCGAGCCCTACACCATGACGGTGACCGCCTGGGCCAAGCCGGCCGACGAGGCCAGCATTCTGCTCGACGCCGCTGGCCAACTCGACCTGATCGAGATGGTGGACGCCACTAAGGCCCTCCGCACCGACGCCGCCATCCGCGTCGGTGCGGCGCTTGACGGCACCATGGGTATGGCCGCCATCGCCGCGCCGCGTCAGGTCATGACCGCCGATACCCCGGCGGCCCTGCGCGACGCGGCCTCCGCCGGTCTGGGGCTGGCCGCCGGTGCCCACGTTGCTCCCCGTATCCGCGCCACCACACGAGCCGCCTGATCATGAGCGACCTGACCCTCAATATCATCCTGACCGATGCCGGCATGGCGGCCGTGGCAGCCGCCCACGGCCAGGGCATCCAGGCCAAGATTACCCATGTTGCCGTGGGCGATCAGGGCTACGCCCCCAACGCAGCCGCCGCCAGCCTGCATAACGAGTTGGCCCGCGTCGCCCTGACCGCAGGCGGCCCTGTCGCGCCGCAGCAGGTACTGCTACAGGGCGTGATCCCGGCCGGGGGGCAGGACTTCTTCATTCGCGAGTTGGGGTACTTCCTGGAAGATGGCACCCTGCTGGGCGTGTGGTCCGATCCGGCGACGCCGCTGGGCTGGATCGGCGGCGCCACCCCGTGGTTTTTCAAGCTCAGCTTCGCCTGGAGCGCGCTTCCGGCTGATGCCATCACGGTCATCATTGCCGACGACGCCGGTCAGGCTGGCATGGCGCTGGACCTGAGCCGACTTGAGGCCAAGGTACGCCACACTGTCGAGACGGCCGGTATCGTCTGGTCTGATCAGGACGAGACGCAACTGACCGCCGCCATCCAGGCGATGGCCCCGGTTGTGCCGCTGGCCTCGGATACGGTGGCCGGTAGGGTCGAACTTGCTACCGAAGCGGAGGCGGCGGCCGGCATCGACACCACCCGCGCCGTCACCCCGGCCGGCGTCGCCGCCGCCATCGCAGACATCACGCATCCCTGCGATATCGTGTTTGAGGCAGGGTGGTCCTATGACGGGGTGGGCGAGGATTTGCGCGTTCAGGCCTTTGGCCCGGTCCTGTTGGCGCGTGACAGCATCATTGAGGGCGACATCGGAGTAGCCGGTCTGGCGCCAACCGGCGCCGCGGCCGTCTTCGATGTCGAGCGCAATGGCGTATCAATCTTCACGGTAAAGCCGCAATTCGGAATTGGCTCTACAGTGCTGACCGCCGGGACGCTGGATGCCACCAAGGTGTTTTGCCCGGCAGGCACCGTGCTGACCGCTAAATGCATCCAGGTCGGCTCGATCATCAGGGGGCAGCAGGTCCGCTATACCCTCAAGATGAGGGTGGCGTGATGCTCGCGCCCCGCCTCAATAGCGTGCCGCGCGGTATCGTGCGTGCTGGCCTCGCCTGCCACTATGACGCGGGAGACGAGCGCTCGTGGGCGGGGGCAGGCCAGGTGTGGCGCGACATGGTCTCGGGTCTTGATCTGGCGCTGGGCGCCACCACCGCCGCCGCCGCCGATGACCCCACCTTTACCGGATCGGTCGGCGGCCGGTCGTCCTACTGGGCCATGGACGGTGCCGACTGCTTTATCCAGGCGGATGTTTATGCCGGGTCGATCCTGCGCGCGCTGGGTCGGCGCGGGCAACCGATCACCGTCGAGGCTTGGCTATACCGAGGTCCGGTGGCCTCGGCGCCCGAGGTCTTGGCGGCCTCGCAGCCCGCGAATAACGGCAACGGCATCAACTATTGCCTCAATTTCGGCGGGCGTCCTGATGTCTACTTTTACCCATCGGGGCAGCATGTCGCTGGCACTATTGGCGTGCCGGTGTCCGCATGGTCGCAAGTGGCGATCTCTGGCGCCCCTGACGGAAGCACCGGGATCAGACACTACCTTAACGGTGCCGACAACGGCGGCGGCACCCCGTCAAATACATGGACGGACGGCGACAGCGGTATCCCGCTGCGGATCAGCAAAGACAGCGACAATAACGACTATCTCCAGCCCGGATCGCGCATGGCGATCCTGCGCATCTACAGCCGTGCGCTGAGCGCCGCAGAGGTGCGTCATAACTGGACGATCCAACGAGGACGCTTCGGGCTTTAGGGGTAAATCATGAGCTACGTGATCAAGGTATCGGACGGTGTTGTCGTGGGCATGCCCAAGCCGCGCCCGGCCACGGTGATGCTGGACAGCGGACATGAGGTCGGCTGTAGCCACTGGTCCAACGCCGAGTTGATCGAGACCGCCGGGCTGTACCCGGTCACAAACGGCTATGACCCTGCCCTACATGTCGCGACCGGCGGCGGCGAGTTGGTCAATGGCGGGGTCGCGGCGGCCTATGCCGAGCGGCCTATAGAGCCTGTGCGGGACGAGGTGATCGCCGCCGTGATCGCCGAGCTTGAGCGACGCACCTCGGCCATCTTCGGCATGTGGCCCCAACACGAACGAGACACGTTCGAGCAACAGTACACCGAGGCGACGGCCTATCTGGCCGACCTGTCGGTCGCCACGCCGCTGCTGGACTCCCTCAAACTGCCAAACGAGGACAAGCAAATCCTTGCCCAGGCCGTTGTCGAGCACGCATCCGCCTTCAAAAGGACGATGGGCGCCATGCTCGGCGCCAAGCGTATGCATTTGGAAGCCATCTGGAGGAAGGGCACCGTGGCCGAGTTGCGCGCCTATGACGTGACGGCCGGGTGGCCATCATGATCACGCTGCGCTTTTCCGGCGGCCTCGGCGTGGCCGGTCGCGTCATCCAGGCGACGACCTGGTCGTGGTGCAGCCATGTGGATTTCGTGCTGCCCGACGGCCGTCTGCTCGGCGCCGTGCCGGGCCAGGGCGTCTGCATCCGCGACCCCGAGGCGGAAGCCAGCCGGGTCGAGGTGTATCAGGTCGACGTGCCCGACTGGGCTGTCGCCTATGCCAAGAGCCAGGTCGGCCAGCCCTACGACTGGGGCGGCGTCCTGGGCTGGGCACTTCACCGCGACTGGCAGGCCACCGACAAATGGTTCTGCTCCGAGCTGATCGCCTGGTCGTGCCAGACGGCGTCCGCGCCCTTGCTGCGGGCCGACACCGCTTGGCGAATCACACCCCGCGATCTGCTGCTTTCCCCGCACCTGATCCCCGTGCCGGCGCCCGCCGGTCTTTGCCCCACCACCGTCTGAGGAGCCGTCTATGGCTGGTAGTTTCCTCCATGGTATCGAAGTCGCCGAAGTCACCGACGGCATTCGCCCCATCCGTACCGTCAAGTCGTCGGTGATCGGCGTCATCGGCACCGCGCCCGATGCCTCCGAGGCCGACTTCCCCTACCACACGCCGGTCCTGCTCTCGAACAACCCGCGCAAGGCGGCCAAGCTGATGAAGGCCGGTACGCTGTTCGACGCGGTCGCCGCCATCTACGCCCAGACCGGCGCCACCATCGTTGTTGTCCGCGTGCCCGAGGCCGCCAACGCCAACGAGACGTTGTCCAACATCATCGGCAACGTCACGCTGATGACCGGCGTCCACGCCTTCCGCGCCGCCAAGTCCATTCTGGGCGTCGCGCCGAAAATCCTGATCGCGCCGGGTTTCACCTCGGTGCGTCCGCAGGCCGTCAAGACCATCGCAGTCACCGCCCAGGGCACCGGTTATACCCAGGCCACGGTTACCATTGAGAGCGGCGGCGGCCAGGGCGCGACGGCCACCGCCACCATCGAGCAGGGCAAGATCACCGCCATCACCTTGACCCGTGCTGGCATCGGCTATACCGCCAATCCGACCGTCACCATCACCGGCGACGGCGAAGGGGCCACCGCGACCGCCACCACCGGTGCCACCGGCAATCCGGTGACGGCGGAAATGATCGGCATCGCCAACAGGCTGCGCGCTTCCATCGTCAAGGAAGGGCCGAACACCACCGACGAAGCGGCGGTACAGGACCGTAAGGATTGGGGCAGCGCCCGCGTCTATCTGGTCGATCCCTTCGTGTCGGTGTGGGACACCACGCTGTCCATGACCGTGGTGCATCCCGGCAGCGCCTGGGTGGCTGGTCTGATCGCGCTGGTCGACAACACTCCTGGCAAAGGTCCGCACTGGTCGCCGTCGAATCATGTCATCACCGGGATCACCGGCACCAGCCGCCCCATCGACTTCGCCATCAACGATCCCGATTGTGTGGCCAACTACCTCAACAGCAACGACGTGGCCACCATCGTTTACGAGAACGGCTATCGCCTGTGGGGCAACCGGACTTGCAGCGACGATCCGCTCTGGGCGTTCCTGCCGGTACGCCGCGTCCACGACGTCATCAACGAGAGCATCGAGGCCGGTTATCTCTGGCTGATGGATCGCCCGTTCAGCGTCCAGGCCATCATCGACTGCTGCGACAGCCTCAACCTCTACCTCGCCGGTAAGAAAACGGACGGTTGGTTGTTGGGCGGCAAGGTCTGGATCGACCCCGATCTCAACACCAAGGATAGCCTGATGGCGGGCGAGTTCACCGTGGATTTCGACAACGAAGCCCCGGCGCCCATCGAGCACCTGCGTTTCCGCATGCACCGGTCCAGCGACTACTACGAAGAGCTGATCACCGAAGCCACCACCCTGCTGGCCGCCCAGTAACAGGAGCGTTCAATGTCCACCATTCCCGCGCGCGTCAAAAATTACGTCGCCTATCTGGACGGTACCGGTTATTCCGGCAAGGTCCCCGAGGCCAAGCTGCCCGCCATCAAGATCAAGACCAACGATTACGACGCTGGCGGCCTGGCCGCCCCGGTCGAGCTCGACAGCGGCACCATGGAGAAGATGGAAGCCGAGGTCACTTTCGCCGAATACACCAGTGCGGTGTTCGGGCTGTTCGGCAATCCCGATGCCAGCCTGACCCTGCGCGGCGGCCAGGAAGACGCCCCCAACACCGCCGAGGCGGTCATCGTCACCATGCGCGGCCTGTTCAGCCAGATCGACCCCGGCAGCTGGAAGAAGGGCGGCGACACTACCAACAAATGCACGGTGGCGGTCAAGTACCTCAAGATCACCATCGGCTCGGTGGTGGTGGTCGAGATCGATGCCCTGAACATGAAGCGGATCATCAACGGCACCGACCAGTTGGCGGCCATGCGCCGCGCGCTGGGCGTGTGACATGGAAGCCGTGCAAGAACTGGCCATGCGCGCCGATGAACGCCAGCGCCACGAGGAATGGCTGTGCCAGCGGCTGACCGAGTGGCTGGCGGAAAGCCCCCGCCGCGACGCCACCACCGCCTTCACCGCCGGGCCGCTGCGCGACCTGGCCCGCATCATCGAAGAACGCTTGCAGAAGTAGGAGAACCGCCGTGGAGAAAATCACTCTCGAATATCCCGTGGACCTGCCAGGCGGCGGCAAGGTGACCGAACTGACCATGCGGCGGCCCAAGGCCAAGGACGAGGCGCTGGCCAAGTTCCGGTCGCTGATCGATGCCGAAGTGGAAATGAATCTGTTCGCCTTGCTCACCGGCCAGCCGTTCGACGCCATTGCCGGACTGGACCTGGAAGGCGATTACACGGCCTTGGGCGACGTCTACAAGGGCTTCGGCAAGAAGCGCGTCGTTAAGCCCGGAGAGCCGATTGTCCTGGATTACCCGGTGGAGCTTGCGCCCCACCCCAAGGTTACCGAGCTGACCCTGCGCCGCCCCAAGGCCGTGGACGAACTGGAAGCCAACCGGCTGGCCGATAATCCCGAGGACGTGGAGATCCATCTGTTCGCCTTGCTCACCGGCATGGCGCCCGAGGTGATCGGCGAACTGGATCTGCTCAGCGATATGCAGGCGGTGAGGTCCGCCTACGCAAATTTTCGCAAGAAGCCGACGGCGACTTCCGTCGGCGCAGCGCCCACGACCTCCGAAAGCAATGCCTCCGTGTCGCCGCCCAAGGAATAGCCCTGGGCGACGTGCTGGAGATGGAGCTGAGAGAGCTGGAGGCGTGGCGCAGAGCGGCCGAGGAGGTGGCCGCCGAGTTCAGGGACGGTCGTTGAGCTTGCGGTCCAGGGTCCAAGGGAGGCGGCCGATCACGCCCAGCATCTTCAGGACCCATAGGATCGCAAAGACGCCAAGTCCCAGGGCAACCAGCACCACCATTGCGGTGACAATCCAGGTCCAGCCTTTGGTGAACCAATTGTCAGTCCCACCCGCCAGCGTCGCCCCCCAGATGCCGGTTCCGCCAACAAATACCCACTGAAAGATCTTGGCCGGTCGCATGGAAAAGTCCCTCGCATTATCCATGGTTATCGGTGCCACCGTCGGTGCGAGCGTGCGCACCGCCGTTGGCTCAACCATAGCGCAAGTGGGGCGCCTGGGCCAAGCGGTGGTGGACGCCGAACGCCAGAAGGCCGAGGCGCTGAAGGAAACCGCCCGTCTGGATAAGACCGAAAGGCAGGTCAACGCCTATCGGCAACTGGGCCGCCAGGTGCTTGACGCCGGGCGTGCTCACCGTGACGCCCAGGACAAGGTCAAGGCGCTGGCCCGCGAGATCGCCGCCAGCGAGGAACCGACCAAGGCCCAGGAAAAGGCCCTGGCCGCTGCGCGCCGCGAGGTGGTGCGCGCCGCCGCCGCCGAAGAGGCCAAGAAGCAGCGCCTGGTCGCGTTGCGCGGCGAGTTGAACGCCGCCGGAATCGATACCCGCAAGCTCGCCGACGCCGAGCGCAAGCTGGCCGCCGACATGGCGACCGCCAAGGCCAAGGTCGATCAGACCACCCAATCCATTGGGCGGCTTGGCGATGCCATGGAACGGGCCGAAAAGCGCAAGGAACTGGGCGGCGAGTTGGGCCGCCAGGCGGTCAAGGTGGGTGCCGCCTATCTGGCGCTGAAGCAGCCGCTGAACCAGGAAGGCGATTTCGAGCATCAATTGCGCGCCTTCGGCAACACCGCCGGTATGACCGCTGGCGAGTTGGAGGTGGTGCGCAAGCAGATCCGCGCCATGTCCGTCGACGTGCTCCAGTCCAATGCGGCGATCCTGGGTGGGGTCGAGGTGCTGGTGGGCAAAGGCATGGGGGCAAAAGAGGCACTGTTGGCCAGCACCGCCATCGGCCGCGCTGCCACCGCCACCGGCGCCAGCATGGACGATATGGCCAACCTGTCCTACAGCGTCATGAGCAACCTGCATGTGCCGGTCGACAAACTGGGCAAGGCGCTGAACATCATGGCGCAGGCGGGTAAGGAAGGTGGCTTCGAGCTGAAGAACATGGCGCAGCAATTCCCGCAGTTGACCGCCGCCGCCGCCAGCTTGGGCTTAACCGGCACCGAGGCGGTGGCGTCGTTGAGCGCGGCGCTACAGGTGGCGATGAAGGGTGCCAGCGACCCCAGCACGGCGGCGAACAACCTCGCCAACTTCCTGCAAAAGATCGCCAGCCCCGAGGCGAAGAAGAATTTCGCCAAGCTCGGCATCGACATCGCCCAGGAACTGGCCGACGGCGTGGCGGCCGGTCAGAACCCGATGGAGGTGGCGATGCAACAGATCGCCGCCGCCACCGGCGCCGATTTGGACAAGGTGATGGCCGACGCCTTCGACGCCAACGGCAAGATGATCGAGGGGGCCGCCGACAAGATCAGCGAGCGCTTCAAGCTGGGCGAAATCTTCGGCGACAAGCAGGTCCAGGACTTCATCGTCCCCATGCTGGCCGGTTATCAGGACTACATCAAAATCAAGAAGAAAGCGGCCGAGGCCACCGGCGTGGTCGACCAGGATTTCGCCAACATGGCCAAGACCTACAACGAGGCTAGCAAGAAGATGGGGCTGGCCACCGACAAGCTGATGGGGTCCATCGGCAAGGCGGTGCTGCCCATCATCACCCCAATCATCAACAAGGTCGCCGATGGCGTCGATGCGCTTGCAGATTTGGCAGACGCGGCGCCACAAGCCACTGCCGCCCTAATTGGGGTGGCGGGGGCATTCGTGCTCTACAAGACCGGGGCCACCCTCACTCGCTACGCCATGACCTTTTATCGGGGCGGCCTCGGTGCGGTGGTGCGCGAGTCATTGGGGGTGGGCCGTGCCTCTGGCCAGGCCGCCGCCGGTGTTGGCCGCCTGGGCACCAGCACCGGCAGCATGGGCGGGCGCCTGGGCGCCGCCATCGCGCGGCTGCGCCAATACACCGCCGCCGCCAACTCGGCCGCTGGCGCTTCCGGCCGACTGGCCCGGTCGCAGGGCGGCATCGGTGGCCTTGACGGTCTTGGCGGCCTGGGCAAGGGCCTGGGCGGTGCTGGTAAGCTGGGCAAGGCCATGCGATTCGGCGGCAAGGCGCTGGGCGGCGCCGGTCTGGTGCTCGGCGCCGGTTTGGCGGCCAAGGATCTGATGGACCCCGAGACCACCCGTGAGGAGAAGGGCGGCGCCGTGGGTAATCTGGCCGGTGGCTTGGCCGGTGCCGCCGCTGGCGCCGCACTCGGTTCATTCGTGCCGGTCATCGGCACGGCATTGGGCGCGGTCATCGGCGGCGCCCTGGGGGCATTCGGCGGCGAGGCCCTGGGCGGCTGGCTGGCCAAGGACAAGAAGGGCGAGGATGGAAAACAGCATGCCCCGGCGACGCCCGAGGCGCCGATCAGCGGCGCGGATGCTGGTGACACGTCTTCGGGCGGCGATAAAACCGTCTCCATCACCTTCGCGGCGGGCGCCATCGTCGTCAATGCGGCGCCCGGTATGGACGTGCGCGCCCTGGCCGACCAGGTGGCTCAACTGATCATGCAGCGCCAGCGCGCTGCTTTGGCGGACTGAGAGGGATCATGGCCGAGATCATGATGGCGCTGGGCGATTACCGCTTCTCGCTGACCACCGCCGCCTACAAGGATCTGTCCCGCACCAGTGAATGGCGCTGGGCGAAACAGGAGCGCATGGGCCGCAAGCCCGCCCGCCAGTTCACCGGCCCCGACGGCGACACCATAACGTTGGCTGGCACCATCTATCCCCATTACTGGGGCGGCCTTGGTCAGATAAACGCCATGCGCCGCGAGGCCGACAAGGGCAAGCCGCTGATCCTGGTGGACGGCACCGGCAAGGTCTGGGGCAAGTGGTGCATCGTCAAGGTGACGGAGCGCCAGACCAATTTCCTGCGCAACGGTGTGCCGCTGAAGATGGAGTTCGACCTGGCGCTGGAAGAATACGGGCCGGATGAGGAGATCACGGCATGAAGTACCGGACCAAACAGGGCGACCAGGTGGACGCCATCTGCTGGCACTATTACGGCCGCGAGAACGCCGCCGAGGCGGTGTTCGGCGCTAACCCCCGCTTGGCCAAGCACGGACTGATCCTGCCCGCCGGTATCGAGATCGAGCTGCCGGATCTGGAGACGCCGACGACCACGTCGTCGGGCACGGCCACGGTCAAGCTGTGGGACTGAGACCATGAAGCCGATCTGGAAGATCACCGCCGATGGCGCCGACATCACCGGCGCCTGCGCCAAGCGCCTCCTGTCGCTGGAAGTAAGCGACGAAGCGGGGATCGCCAGCGACACCATCGCCATCGAGCTGGACAACCGCGACCTGGCCCTCGCCGCTCCGCGCAAGGGTGCCAAGCTGGAATGCTGGATGGGCTACGAGGAGGCCGGTCTGGTGCACATGGGCCAGTACGTGGTGGACGAGGTCGAGGCCGCCGGGCCGCCCCACTGCCTGACCATCAAGGGCAAGGCGGCCGACATGCGCAAGGAAATGAAGGAACAGAAGACGCGCGGTTGGGATGGCATCACTATCGGCGACCTGGTCAAAACCATCGCTGGCGAGCACACCCTGATCCCGGTGGTGGCGCCGACGCTGGCCAGCGTGTCCATCCCCAACCTGGCGCAGACCAACGAGAGCGACATGGCCTTGCTGACACGCGTCGCCAAGACCTATGACGCGGTGGCCAAGCCCATGGCTGGTCGCTTGCTGTTCGTGCCGCGCGGCGAGGCTAAAAGCGCCTCGGGCAAGGTCATGGGTTCGGTGGCGCTGGGGCCGACCGATCTCAAGAACTACCGCGCCACCCAGGCGGATCGCGGCAAGTACGGCGCGGTGGTGGCCCAATGGCACAACCCGGCCACCGGCCAGCCCGAGACCATCAAGGTGGGCAAAGGCGAAGGCCCCACCCACACCCTGCGCCAGAAGTACCCCGATGCCGACCAGGCGCAGGCCGCCGCCGCCGCCAAGATGGATGCCCTGGCGCGCGGCGTCGGCACCTTCTCGGGCGACGTGGTACCGGGTCGGCCGTCGCTGGGCGCCGAGGGCAAGATGGTGGTGTCAGGCCTGGGCGACATCGCCAGCGGCACCTGGGTCATCACCCGCGCCGTCCACAAGCTGGACAAGTCAGGCGGCCTGACCACCAGCGTGGAAGGCGAGACACCGAAGGGGGCGGCGGCGGAATGACCTCTGCTGCCGAGGTGTTGATCCCCGGCAGCATATAGTTCAGGCTCTTTGACATCGTGAATTCGCCCTCCCTTAGACCCTGTTCAGGGGGCGTTTAGAGAGGATCATCCCATGGCTGATGAGGATGTCACCGAGCGCATCGCCAGGATGGCGGCGGAACTGATCGTCGCCGAGGCGAGAGCCGCCGGTTTTGGGGTCAAACCCGGCCACCAGGTGTCGACGGCGACCACCGCTCTGGCCAGGACGCTCGTCTTAGCCGCCGAGGTGTTCATCACCACCCACATGCGCCCTAACGATCGGCCCGATTGA